CAATCTATCGGTCAAACATTTAGCGGTGTTGTGAAACACGAAATGGTTGGCAGAAACAAGGACATACTGCAAGCTTCGGTATCTAGAATACTGAAGGCGGCATAGCCTAATGGGTGGGTATGCAGTACACAGGAGAGTTAAGTCTCAGCTTGTAGACAAACCACAAGTCTGTATAATTATGGACTATCCTTCGACAGATGAAGTACGTTTGAATAAAATACTTGCAGGTGATTTTATCATCAACAGAATCTGTAAACAAGTTGGTATAGACATTAACTCATGCATGCTCACCCATACCTTTCAACTAAAACCTGCACAGGACAACTTACAACATTTCTTTCACAAAAGAAATGAGTACAAAGCTTTATGCAAAGAATCTGAGTGGAGAACACCATATCCGATTACCACCTATGGATACCTCAAACAGGAGATGGGTCAAGACTTAGAACGTTTGTATAATGAAATCAATGAGGCACAGCCTAACGTAATTATTGCGATGGGTAGTATTTCATTGTGGGCACTGACGGGCTTCGATAAGATTGGTGTGTATCGGGGTGCTGTTATTGAATCCTCAAATGATTCGCTTAACAGGAATTATAAAGTTATACCTTCTTATAGTCCGTCAGCCGTCTTTAAAAACTATGGATTTAGATATCACTTATATTCAGATTATAAAAAAGCAAAACGAGAATCAAGAACAAAACATATTAATTATCAAGAACGAGAACTTTGGATAGAACCTAACATAGAAGATTTATACAGATTTGAAAGTAAATATATAAAAGATTTGGATGACTCCAAGCCTTTAGCATTCGACATTGAAACAGCAGGTGGGCAGATAACTTGTATTGGGTTTGCCCCCTCCTTAAACCACGCACTTGTTGTGCCTTTTACATATAACTATTGGGCAGAACCAGACAGGAAGAAAGCTTGGGCTTGGGTTAAGCGACTACTGGAAGATGAGACTATAGTTAAAGTTGCACAGAACCAGACATATGATGTGTCATGGTTGAAGTATATGCAAGATATAGAAGTTAAAGGAGTTATTCATGACACTATGCACGCACAACATTCATTGCAACCAGAACTAGAAAAGGGTCTTGGATTCCTCGGCTCCACATACACTAATGAGGGTGCATGGAAAACTTTAGCCAAGTTTTCTGATAGCACAAAAGCCGATGAATAGTGAAGCGTCCAAACTTTTTCTCTGCTAAACCCATAGCACCCATGTGGGATGATGCTTCTGAATCTCACATAAGATTATGGCGAGCAGTCTTAGACCAACTCTTGCAAGATTTATTGTATGAAGGGGATGGTAAAGAAGATAAGAAGGCTCATGTGTATTCATGGCAGTGGTTGGAAAAAGATAAAGAAGACTTTGAATCAGTTTGTGATTTGGCTGATTTAGATTATAAAAGAACAAGAACAGAAATCAATAAACTAATGGAGAGGGTATATGGCAGTAACTATAAACGAAAATTTGAAGAAAGCAAAAGAGCTATTGAGTGGAGACAGAGAAAAAGAATACGGAAACAAAAAAGCAAATCATGAGAACATAGCTAAACTTTGGAGTGCTTATTTAAAGAAAGATGTTTCTGCTCATGATGTTGCTATCTGTATGCTATTATTAAAAGTAGCACGATTACAACAAGGTACACCTAGCGCTGATACGTACATAGATATGGTTGGCTATTCAGCAATTGCAGGTGAACTATGCGAATAATAAAAAACACAGAGATAGGCAAACACGAACTTTCTAAAGACCAAATGAATTGGGTATACTGTGCATTGGATTGCACTCTTACTCATGAGATATGGACAAAGATTAGTGAAGAATTAGACGAAGATACAAGGGGCACATATCAATTTGAATTAAATAGTTTAAAGCCTGCAATGAGTATGATGTTGCGTGGTCTCAAAGTTGATGAAGAAAAAGTCCGCAATATTAAAACACCTCTCAAACAAAATAGATTAAAGTTGGAAAGAATGTTGCACTTGTTTGCTCGTGCAGTATGGGGCAAAGATTTAAATCATAACAGCCCTGTGCAACTTAAAAAATTATTATATGAAGAACTAAACTTACCACCTGTTGTATCATACAAGGGGGGCAAGCAAAAGATATCAACCGATAGAGCGGCGTTGGAACATTTATCAGAAACATATCCAAGAGCCAAACCATTCTGTTATACTATACTAGCACTGCGTGACATAGACAAGCAACTATCTGTACTTGCATCTACAAGAGATAAAGACGGACGTATCCGTTGTTCATACAATGTGGCAGGCACAGAGACAGGTCGTTGGTCTTCTTCAGAAAGTCCTTGGCGTACAGGAACTAATTTACAAAATGTGACTAAAGATTTACGCGCTGTATTTATACCTGACACAGGACAAAAAATGTTTTATGCAGATTTAGAACAAGCTGAATCTAGAGCGGTCGCATATTTATCTGGTGATGAAAATTATATAAATGTTTGTGAAAGCACAGACTTACACACCGAAGTTGTTAAAATGATTTGGCCCAACATGGGTTGGTCTGGTGACCCTAGGCAAGACAGAGAACTTGCAGATAAACCATACTACTTACATCATAGCTATCGTGATATATGTAAACGCGCAGGTCATGGTACAAACTATGGTGTTACAGCACACTCTCTTGCACGTCAAATAAAAATAAAAGTATCACAAGCTACAAGATTTCAGTTGCTTTATTTTGGCGGTATGATATCATTAGAATCTTTAGAACGTTGGCACAAGCAAGA